CGATGATAGTCTCTAATTACCGAGCAAATCTAGCAGTGCTAATGGCTCGTTAGGGCCAAGATTGCTCTTCATACGGAGGTGCAGCTAATGTCAGTCTTCGGAAGTCGCGTTCGAACTCGGACGACACCACTTAAAAAATCTGGACCTGTGAAATTAGGGTTCTTTAACTCTGCAATCACAGATTCAGGTGGTGTCCCCACGGGCATGTGGAGTCCAGTGGAAGTTAATCCACGTTCTCACACTTATCAAAACCTTCATCATACGTATGAGGTCTGCGTGGATGAACTCCACGAAGGCCCACCGTATCATTCTGGTGGCCCGTTTCGAAAGTTGAAAGCGACTATTTCGTACCCCTATGGTGGGGTTTATGGGAAGGGAACGTACGTTCGATCTGATAAAAAAGAACGATACGTTGGTGGCTTTCGAGCCGCCGAGATGAGTGATTTTGGTGTATCGCCGATGTTTCAAACATCGGCGGTCCTCAATTCCTCATCTTCATACTACCCATCAATGACTGGCTGGGGGGACAAGGCCTTTGCTAGGACAAGGCCACGTATTCAAAGTGCTGGGGGGTTCGTTTTTGCAGCAGAGCTGCGCGATGCCCCTAGACTACTTAGACAAACCTCTCATACATTCCATAATATTTGGCGTGGTATGGGTGGTAACCAAGTAGGTCGTGTCATGGCGCCTAAAGCGCTTGCCGACAGCTTTTTGAATTTCCAATTTGGTTGGAAGCCCTTCCTTAGCGACTTACGTAATTTCGATTACGTAATTCAGAATTACCATCAGTTATCAGCTTCTCGAAAGGAGCGAAATAACAAGTGGATAAGGAAGCGTGTCCCCTTAAAGACAAGCGTCCCGGTTAGGACAAAAATAGATTCGGGTCTAGGTTATAAACTCGATCCGTTCCTATCCATTCCGGATTACTTTAAAAGTCAACCTACATGGGAGCTATGGGAGGAAACAACCTCTCATATTTCCGGAGTCGGTTCTTTTAAGTATTACTTGTCAGAGTTCGACGCAAGCTTACCCGAATTCAATTCGGGATGGAATCAGATGATGCGAGTTCTCGACATCACTGGTTTCCGTGTAAGCCCGTCGAATATCTATAGAGCTACACCGTGGACATGGGCTGTCGATTGGGTTACCAATATGGGTGATCATGTTGATCAACTCACTGATACTCTCGTCGACAGTATCGCATGTAAATACTGCTATGTCATGCAAACTCAGATAAAAACACGGAAGTTTATAGCTACTCTTCCGTTGATATCTGATACCCTCGTGCTTACTTTCACTCAAACTCTTGAGTCTAAGATGCGCGACGAGGCAAGCAGTCCGTATGGTTTTAGCCTGAGTTGGGCTGATTTAACCCCAACTCAGATTGCTATCGCTGGAGCTTTAGGCATTTCCCGTTGGTAGTGATACCAACGACATGCTTACCAGACGATAAATCTGCCATGTCCTTTAACCAAGTTTGTTCCCCTGGAAAAGGAATGAATCGGGCATGGATTAACTTCCGCATAACTTTGGAGGTCAACCACACATGTTTGCCGATCCACAAACTGTCACAGTCAATGCTGTCGCTCAAGTGATGCCTCGCACTTCGACTGGAGGTACCAAAAGTACCTATCAGAAGAATGACTTGTCATACACTCTTAATGTGTCACATACTACGGCCAAAGATCGAATTCGATCTATGGCCCGTATTGACCAGCGAGCTATCGTTCCCGATCCGTTGACAGCTGTCAACGACTACGAAACGCTTAGCGTCTACCTGGTGATCGACAGGCCCCTCGCGGGGTTTTCGTCGACTCAGGTAGATCAGCTCATTACCGGGTTTAAGACCTGGTTAGACGCTGCGACCATTCTGAAGCTGTATGGGAGTGAATCTTAGTCTCTAGTGATAGAGATTTAATTTACACCATACCATTTTCGAGGAAAGGAGGTACCAAATGGCTACCACCAAACCAACTTCTAAGCCGAAGAAGCTTAGCTGGATGGATATCCTATTTGCGTCATTATCGGTAGTGATACCGATTCTGCTGCAATCTCTCTCCGAGGTCGTAAATGACCCCGAAGTAGAGGTAAAGAATAGTCAGAGATTCCCAGGTACTGGGATACTGCCTATTCTAAAAGGAGAATCTCGTGATTGATGCTTCAGACTGAATACGCATGTGGTATCAGTTTGGCTGCCCACTTTAGGTGGACGGCAAAGGCAGATGAGCGTGGCTTGATGCTAACCCCCTAAATGAAGGAGGAGGCATGAAAAGCAACGTAAGTGACTATCTAGAGTTGATGGACGCTGTCTATAGAGACGCTTCCATCAAGTGTGTCGCTGATGTCTCAGATTTACGTGATCTCGAAACTTTGAGATCACGAGTCGAACACGAAGGGTTATCATTTTTGACGATAACCCTCCCGCAGTTCTGCAAAGACTTTGAAAGAAGCCTTGCGAACGGCGCAATAGACTCAACATCTTTCACCCCATTTCGGAAAGTGGAAGGTGGATCAATCCCTGCTTTCTTGCAAGGTATGGTCAGTCAGGTGTTCGACAGGGAGACAGGAAAGGTAAGGGTATATGAGAAACTACCCCCAGTTGGAGGAATTTCAAGTGACGTTCCTACTGTTATTGAGTCTGTACGGCAGATATGCCTTACATTCAAGAAAGTGGAACTCGAATGCACTCCTGAGAGGACTGCAGCCGCGCTTGAAAATTTTGCCTCTATTGAGCAGTCTTTCGACGACTTCATTACTTCGGAAGAAGATATGGCCGAATTTCTCGGCGTTTCTTCTGTGTTGTGGGATCCTATGGTTAGCGATTTTTCAGCTACCCAATGTATTCCTAAACACGGACCCGGAGCCACCGCTGAGAAAATTTCTGGAAATCAGAAGTTTATTTGGCGGAGTTGGTATGATCGTCTCGAGCCTTATTTCCCTCTTGTCGATAATGGTTACCCTCTGGGTATACCATCCGATGCTGAGGAGCTCGAAAAAGTAACGATCGTGCCTTGGAAGGAAGAGCTACCTGTAAGGGTAGTTCCAGTTCCGAAGACGTTGAAGACACCCCGTATAATCGCAATTGAGCCTGCTTGCATGCAATTTGTGCAACAGGGTATTCGAGACTACCTTTATCGGAAGCTCGAAACCTATAAGTTGACGGCTGGTCACATCAATTTTCGTGACCAATCTATCAACCAACAGCTCGCGATTACATCGTCTCGCACAGGTCAATTAGCAACGATTGATCTTTCTGACGCCAGTGACCGCGTTCCGCGGAGTCTGGCGTTGGAGATGTTTCGGGCGAATCCGGATCTCCGTGATTCAATCGATGCATGTCGCTCGACTATGGCGCAACTCCCTGACGGCCGAATAGTCGGTCCGCTTAAGAAATTTGCGTCAATGGGTAGTGCTCTCTGTTTTCCAGTGGAGGCCATGTACTTTTACACACTATGTGTAATGGCTTTGCTGGCAGACAGACACCTTTCCTTAACATCTCGTAATGTTTTTATAGTTACGAGATCGTTATACGTGTATGGTGACGATATAATTGTCCCCACCACGAATGCGACTACTATTCTCGCTTACCTACGAAAGTACAATTGTAAGGTAAACGTCAATAAGACTTTCGTGAGCGGAAGCTTCCGAGAGTCGTGTGGCGTTGACGCTTATAACGGGTATCAGGTAACACCTGTTTACATCCGTAGTGAGCGTCCTGAGAATAGGCAACAAGCTTCGCGGATAATATCATGGATGGCCACCTTGAACCTCTTTTACAAAAAGGGCTATTGGAGGACCACCCAGCTCATGGTAACTTTACTAGAGCGCCTCATAGGAGATATCCCCTATGTGGCAGAAACCAGCGAAGCATTGGGCCGTTACTCTTACTTGGGGTTTGAATCCATCGGTCGATGGAATTCAGATCTTCAACGCAATGAAATTAGAGCGTTGACACCAAGCCCAGTATATCGTACTGATGTACTGGAGGGTTACGGTGCCCTGACGAAGTGCTTCTTGGGATTACATAGTATTCCTGAAAAGGAAATCTATGCTCTCGAGAAAGCTCTCAGTTAGAGCAATCTGCACTGCACGGCGCAGTTACACTAAAACGCCGTTGGACCCAGCCTCATTAGGCTGGGAGGAGGTTAAACCTCCGGGGTGCCTTGG